TTATTAAATGAATACGAAACTCGGATGCAGGAAAGAGAAAGAGATGGTGAAGATCCGGATTGTGAGGATTGGCAAGATTTAATTAATGGATGCAGAGAGTTTATAGAACTAGGAGAAACAACAACATGATTTACTTTGGTAAGGTTTATAATTACGAGGGCGATAAATATCGCATCAATGCAAATACTTCTAGTCTATCAGATGCCAAGGATATTTTAGCAAGCTGGGATTATATGCCGCCTCAAGTTTTGAATTGGATCTACAATAAAGAAGTGCCCACAAAGAAATGGGATTATTACAAATGGAAAGCAAGTAAAGGATTATGAGCAAACAAGATAACAACTCACTACTCCCAAAGCTCGCCATGGGCTTGTCGCTATTCCTAGCGCTCAAGTTAGTGCCGAAAGTGCTTGCATGGTGGACGAAGAAGAGCAATTCGTGATTATACGAATCAGACTATCAGATTATCAGATAAAATACATCTTTACCCCGTTACCCCTTAAAAAGCGTTTTGGTTGTATCACATGAGTAAACACCCTCATAATCAATCAAAACGCTTTTTAGCACCCTTCTTGGGCTTCATATGGCATCATATGTAACCTCATGTAGTCTGTATTTACCTTAAAATGGTTTCTTATCATGTAATCTTGTTTCAACTCGTGTTGAGAAACGCCCGTTAGGTTTAGTAAAAGTTAGTTTGGTTGCACGCACCTCGCCATTTCTGTTCTTGGCAACATTGCAAATGATATCGTCATTCGTGGGATCTACTTCTTTTTCTCGATGCATGAGAAGCACACAATCTGCATCTTGTTCTATTGAACCAGACTCACGCAAGTCAGAGAGCATGGGATTGCGGTTAGCACTTTCTAACGCTCTGTTAAGTTGAGAAAGGGCAAGCACAGGTACTTCGTATTCCATAGCTATTGCTTTTAAGGAACGAGAAATGTGGCTTACCTCTTGTACTCGTGAATCATGTCCAGGTGAAGAGAGTAGCTGCAAGTAATCGACAACGATTAAACCAAGCTCACCTTCAAGTCTTTGTTTGGCAATGAATGCCTCAATTGATTGCATGGTTGCTTGGTTATCATCTTTGAATGTTATTGGCCATGATTGCATGGCTTGCACTTGTGTCTCTAATTTCTGCTTGTGGCCTGTGTTGAGAAACCCCTTGCCTGTAGGTTTACGCACACCACTTGCATTGGATAAAAGTCTACCAGCACATTCAGATGATGACATTTCTAAGCTTGCATAGCTTGCCCTTAAACCACGCTTTGCAGTCTCGTAGGTCATTTGTATTGCAAGTGCTGACTTCCCAACTCCTGGGCGTGCTGCAAGGACGTACAAGCTACCTTTCTTGAAACCACCTCCAAGAATAGCATCTAACTTTTCCAAGCCTGTTGGGATTGCTTGTGTACCTCCTGCATCCACTTCGAGAAATTCTGCAAATGCTTCTTTACTTGCAGCACCACATGCAACCACACCCTTTCTTTGACTGAGTGACTTTGCAATGGTGTTTACAAATGTCTGAGAAATCTCTTCTGCTGGCTTACTTGCTTTTAAATCATCTGTGGCTTGCCATAAGGCACGCTCCACGGATCTCGTGTTACGATGATCTATTAAATATTCAATGTATCTTTCTATGCCACCACCACCAAACTTCTCGCTCAAAAAGATTACTTCTTGTTTTAGCTCTGGATGTTCTATGATTATATCAATCTCATTGGCAGGTGATAATCGTAGGCACGTCTCAAAGATCGTGGAACGATCCATGGTAGAGAAGTCATCCTTGGTTAATGACTCACCTGCTTGTGCAGTGGCTACTCCACTTTCATCATGCAGCATGGATGAGAGAACTGCTTGCTCTGCTAATTCAACATCAATCATCCGGGTGCTTGGTAGTCACATCAAAATTTAAGCCATGAGTAGAAACGCTTGTGCTTGTTCTGCGTAAATGTGGATAGCGTTCCTTCAACCATGTCTTGCAAGCAGTGCGAAAACAGGCATCCCAATCCAAGTATCTTTTACCACCTGCTTTTGCCCAATCTGTAAACGCTTCAAGCGCACCATCGAAATTGATGCCTGCATCTTCTGCTATGGATTTGTCAGGTGAAAAATCAGATGGTAATAATCGCTTTCCACGGGTCTTGCTTTTGACCTCAGGAATGTCAGGGGTACTATATATATTATTATTAAGGTATTTCGTAAGAAATACCCGCGTGTGCGCGAGGCGTTCGGGAATACTGCCCCAAATCAGGTCAGTAATAACTTGTCCTTTAGTTGTACCTGACTGCTCGCAATAGGCATCCAACAATATGTGTGTTTCGTTGTTTATTTTGACTCGTAAATCTTGCTTTTCTGTACTCATTTTTATGCTCCTACTAATGCTAATATCCATGCAAATATCATCCATATCCAGGTGATAACTGCTGCTATAAATATTGATGTTATTATTATTTTATTCATGATTTTATTAAGTGTATTCATGTGTAACTTATTGTAGTTAATTTATCGTTTAATGATACTGCTGGCATAGTTTTTTATGCGTTGCACGGGGATCAAGTATGCTTTCTTGGGTTGGGTATCTCCCTTGCCTGTGAATTGCCTCAAGGGTGGATTCTGCTCCACAATGAGATCCTTTAATTGCTTTGGGGTTATGAATATAAACTCATCCTTAGTATCAAATATCCACCAATCTGCTGTGGTTGCCATCAACCCGGATCGCTTGCCATACATCTCGACCTCGACCACGAGATTACCCGAATAATGAGCCTTCCAATCCTGCTTTACCTCATAGCCTTGCTTCGTATTGGCTAAAAAGAAATCAAAGCCAGAGAACTTGCCTGGTATGGGTATGGGCTTATGCCCCTTGGATTGAAAGAACTCGATTAATTCGGCCTCACGCAGCTTGCCAACACTAAGACTCGTGTCGAACTCGGTCATGCCTCAGATATTGCAGATCCAACTGCAAGTGCTTGGAAGAATGCAGTGGTTGCTTTCGTTGGCATTATACCACGCACACGCTTCAATCGTTCTTTCTTCTCTTCATGTGCAAGTTCATTCTTAATATCGCGCCAATATTTCAAGCGATAATAAGTATCTCTCTTACGGTCTTCTATTGCTTCCCTGTCTGCGAATATCTGCTTCTTAATCTCACGATAGTGATCTAGTACTGTATGAAACGCCCTTGATACACAGTTGTTATAGCATCGATCATTATGTGTATTAAAGTATGGCATACCTTTATAATGTCTCATTTTATACTTGGTTCGCTTTGTATTGGATTTTGCTTTTGTTTGTAACTCAACACTTACTCTGTAGTAACCTGGTTTCTTTATTACCCATGCTCTATTGCGAACTGCTCCATGATCTGTGTATGGACATGAACGTGAGTCACTAACCCGCACTTCTATACAATTAAATGGATAATCATCTTTCTCCCATAATGTGTTTTCAAAATGACGATCTATATCCTCCTGAGTAATGTAAACCAATGGATCATAACAATATTTAAGCCAAGTATTTTCATCTCTTAACCTATATCCAAGCGCTTTAATTTCATGATCCTTTAGACATCCATTGTGCAATCGATAAACAAAACCATAGAACTTTACTTCTTCCTTAAAAAAGCCTGTCCTATGCCAATGCTTCCATTTACTTTTTTCTCTATTAGCCTCTGACCTCATACCTGAGTAAGTAACTGCTTGAGTTCTGCTCTGGTTATTTCTGTATTCTTACGAAAGATAATCTTACCCTTTTGTACATAGTAAGGTAGCTCCTGTGGCTTTAAGTCTTCTCTTAGTTTGCTATCTTCAATATATGCCTTCTGCTCTCTGAGTGTACGCATATTACCTTCACCGCATAGCTGCATAGTCTGCTCACTACTTGCATCAAGTATGCTAACCTCTAGCACATCTCCACCAGCAATAAGTAATGGAAACTTCTCACCATCAAAGACACGATTCTGCAAGCTGTAAGGTAGACGCTTTACAATATTTGTTTTCTTTGCATCTGACATACCACCAAGAATAAGTTTTGGATGTATCCATTTTCTGCCAATAGCTTCAAATTGTTTCCATGCTTTGGCAGGTACAATATCACTAAACTCAAGTTGCATTTTATCTGCATACTCAGGGTCTTGGTCTATTGCTTTTACATATATCTCTCCGGCTTTAACAAATCCATTAATGCCATTGGTAATCGCATCTTTAAATTCGCTAGTTATTTCATCATAGGTTTTTGCTAATTCTGTTATCATAGTATTTTTGAGTTAGTTAGTTTTTGAAGTCCATGACTTCTCGTTTAATAATTTAATTAGATCTTCAAGTTTGCATGTGAACATGCTCTCCGTATTATTCTTTCTGTGTATGACGCATGGTGGTTTTTCACCTGCATCTCGTATGCTTTGGGTCATGGCACTATATAAGTTAAGTGCCTGGACATGCTTGGCTTCGATA